AATCTTATGTCATAGAAAACTTTATTTTGTTAAAAGTGTTGCTGAAGAAAACCCATTCAATACAGAAAACTTTTGTTGGATTGATTCAGGTATTACTCATTGGGCTCTTACACCGTTTAGTAAAGGTGGTGTAGAAATTAATAACTTCTTTGATAAACGCCACTATTGGCCCTGGAACAAAAATAACATTTATACCCCTGAAATTGGTAAAGGGTTGGATAACTTAATTACCGAACATGGTATGTTTGAATTTAAACATAGCAATATTTGGTATAATAGTCACCATGTAAGAAGATTAACTAAACTACTAATTGAAGATTATGGTTTAACTGAACAAGAAGCTATGATGAAGTATCAATTAGTAGGTGGTGTGATTGGATTACAAACTAAAGAATTTGATAAGTTGTTTGAATTTTACGAAACTGGTTTGAAAGCTCTTGCAGCTACAAGACCACCTGAATCAGATTTCTTTACTGAAGAAATTATTCTTAGTGCTTACTACTTGTTAAGAAAGCCTTATTGTATTCATTTCGATGATTGGCCTCATGATGGGGAAAACGACCCCGCATTTGTTGATTACGGGGCCGAAAATGAAGCTAGAAAAAGTATGAGACAATTCTACAAAGTGTGGAACGTTGTCAAAGAATTTGCTTAATCGTAACTTAAATCATCTTCTGATTGAGGTCGGACATAAACTCTTTGTTCGACCTCTTCACTGTTCATAAGTTCTTCATAAACTCGTTCCTTATATTCATTAACAGCATCGAAGTGTCTCTTTTCTTTCTTAATACGATTAATAAAGGCATGGAATGCAATTGTGGTAAAATATGAAAAAGGGTTATATTTGTTACCTTTACTATCTACTGCATTAAGATCAAACTTTTTATTAAACAACGCTGTGAACATTTTAACTACAGCATCACCGACCATTTCATCTTTGTATGAATAATTGATAAAATTAGGAGCATAACTCAAACCATGAGCTATTTTTGTAATCATTTCACCTAACTGGTCATCACAATTACCAGACTCATAATAACGTGCAATTGCTTCTTTAAATTCACGAGAGTTTACGTAATGTTCTTTACTCTTGGGTTTAATCTTTTGACCGTTTTTTGGTTTTTTAGCTTGCATTCTAATTAGATATTAGAATAAGGAACCCATATATCAACTATTCTCGTAAAAATCAACGATTTTTGTTTGAATATTTTCTTTTTGATATAACTCAATACGTTTTTCTGAGTGTTGTGTACTATATCTTAACTGATCAGCAATATCAATAATAACTAGTTTGTTTTTGTTTTTGTGAAGACGTAATCCACGACCAATTGACTGTAATATTTTAACCTTTGCTTTACCTCCTGAAGCAAAAATAATGTAATGAAGGTTATTAATACTAATACCAGTACTGAATATTTTACTAATAGCAATACAGATAACGTTATCATTGCTTTCAATAAGTCTTTTAATTTTATCACGTTCTTCAACATCAACATCTCCTTGAATAAAGTAAACATCCTTGCTTTTATCTTCACTTAATACGTTATATAACTCTTCACCATGTCTAATAAAGTCTACCAATATAAGAGTATTCTTTTTTACACCAGTAGACAATTTTTTAATAACTTTGTTCCTAAAAGGATTGGTAAATAAGAACTCAAACTCTTGTCTATAACGTTCACCTGGGTCGCTTATTTCAGTAGAGTAACGAGGTTTGTTTTTATAGTTAAGTTTAACAACTTGTACAAGAGCATTACTAACATAATTTTCTAATCGTAACTCATAACTACCCTTTTCATATATAACGGGTCCGATTTTACCGAATATGTTCCACATATCAGCATCATTATCAGGTAACGTACCAGTAAACCCGAATTTGTTACTAGTATTGATTTTAGTTACAATTTTATTGATTTTATTCTTAGCTCTTATCTTATGTACCTCATCAATTATAAGTACATCCACATAATTAATCCAGTCAATATCACTCTTATCACTTTGAAGTATACCCATATTAGCTACAACTACGTTATCCGTCAAGTTAACAGGGTTATTACCGGTCCATTTACCGTGTGTAAAACTAACTTTATAATTTTCAAAGTCAGAATGTGTTTGATTTACAAGACCTAAGTCAGGTACTATAATTAAAGCTTTCCAAGTTTCTTTATTTTCAGCTGATTTATAAATTCGTTCAAGTAGATTAGCCATGGTAAGTGTTTTACCACCAGCTGTTGCTAGTACAACAACACCTCTACCAAACTTAACACACTCACCTACAATTTCATCTTGATAATCTCTTAACTCTAAAGCTAGTGATGCTTTCTCTGCATTAATAACAGGGTGAATTATATCTTTTATACTTTCATCGAGTATAATTTGTTCATTAGGTAATTCCTTCTTAAGATATTTGATTATATCTAAAGTCATACCAACATCATAACTACCAGCAGGGGTTATAATATAGGATCTTGAAGGCATGTACCAAGCACCTCTACGTCTTGCAAATACAGCACCTTCGTTAGGGTAAGAAAAGTGTTCTCTGACTAAGTCTAAGTTATCTGTCTTAATAGAAGCTTTCTTTTTCTTCTTATCATACTTAAATGTAGCCATTAATGATAATATATAGTAAAAACAACTAGTATCAAGTTACTCAGGAAACCATTCCAAAGGTTTACCAGCACCAAACTTTTCATATTCAGGGGTATCAACACTAAAGTTATCTTTAGTAAACATTTCTCGGAAATATTCAATATATAATCTATCAAATTTACCCCATCTTACCAACTCTACATAATTAAGAAGAGGTGAATCCCCCATACCTTCATATCTATCTATAAACGTACCACCTTTACCGTGTTTACAAGACATATATTTCCATTTCTTAGAATAATCTCTAAATTTTTCATCTGTTTCAAGCACCCAACCAGAAAACACCTCTTCTCTAGTTTTAAGTAACTCAACAAAACGATCTTTATTCCAAATAGCAGCTTGTAATGAATTCCTATATTCATTTTCAAGTGAAATAAAACCGAAATTTTTATTATTAATAATACCTTCCTCAATATCTAACTCAGTATCAGGTTCAGGCATTGATAAACATCTAATTTTGGTTATATCATGTTTATCCATATAACTAATAGCTTGTGTAAAATTATCAGTTATTACGTCTTTAACTATAATTTGATCTTCACACATGTATAAAATATATTTGGTATCTATTTTATCTAATGCATGTAATAGCATGCCCTTAAAATGAGAAGCATCTGGTTGTGATTCAATATTAGTAGTTTCAAAATTAATCACTTTACTATCATAGTGACTTAAGTTACAAACAGATACAACTTTATAAGGACAACTAGACCAATGTTTAGTAAAATACTTTTCCCATACCTTAATTATTGGTTGGTAATGATCTGATGATAGAATTAAAATGGTTAAATCAGAGTCTATCTTCATATTGACTTAAACTTGGTACATCACCCACAACGTTTTGTTTTTCAGATTGTTTAAGTTTAAAATCTTTTACAATCTTACCTTTTGCTATTAGTTCATTGAATGTTAATGAAACATAATACTCATTATTGTATCTAATGTCTTTATCTTTTGTTTGTTCAAATGATGCGAAGTAATCACCAGCATGCTTCCAGTAGTGTGTACCAATAAGACCGTCGTTTGATATAATTTCCTTTTCTCTTACTTCTACTGCAACCCTATCTGGTGTGTATTTTGCATAACTGTAATGAGGGTCAACAACATTAATTGTAACTAATGCTGCATCTGGATCTTCATCTTTAATAAAATCAATAAACCGTTTACTATCCCATTCTAATATTTGATCAACATTGGTTTGTAAAAGTGGTTCACTATCATTAACAAGGCCTTTTGCCTTATAAAGTGTTTCAGCAGGACCTTCAGTAACTTCATGTAGATATTTTACTTTAGCTTTACTGCAAAACTTAGATATCAAATTATCTACATCATATTTTTCTCTATGTTCTTCTAAAGCAATAAAAACAACGGTATCAGCGTATTCATCTAAGTTAAGTGATTCATAAGCCCATTGAACCATAGGCTTATCCTTAATCATTATATAAGGTTTAGGGGTATCAACACCTTTATCAGAAAAGGAAGAACTTCTTCCGGCCATTGGAATAACAATATTCATCATTTTTTAAATTATATTTGATTGTTGAAAAAACGCAGTCAGCTACACCTTCACCACCACGTATAGGTAATACATTTACACCTTTAATGTTTCTAATGTCGTAAATTGCATCACTTGGACAATATTTAAACCCAACTGCTTTCATTATTTCATAATCTTGCATATCGTCGCCGACATAACCAACTTGAGAAGGTTTTATATTATCTAGATTACAAATGTGAATAAGTTTTTCTACTTTGTTAGTTACATTTGGGTTAACATAATAACATTTTATCTTCTTACTTTTAGCATACCCTTGGTTAATTTCTTTACTACCTGTAAAAAGAGCAACGTCAATGTCTAGTTCCTTTTTAAAACGACGAAGAGCAGTTATATCTTTATAGTTATATTGTTTATAAGGTACATAACTAACACTATCATAGAAAGCTTTACCATCAGTTAGTACACCGTCAATATCAAACAAAATTAGTTTAGGTTTATTCATTACATTGTTTCGAGTTTTTGAATTTCTATGATATTTTTTATATCATAACTTATACCACTCATAATTTTCTCAACTTTTTCTAAGAACTCAATTAACAATTCATGTTCAGCTATTTCTGAATTTATTTTTTTGATAGGTTCGGTGTTCCAAGCTACTTTTTCAGCAGCAGGAACTGAAAGTCTAACAGTACTTTGTTCTTGAATTGATTTAGTGAGTTTTTCTACCATTTGCTTTTTCTTAGCAATAAGATTATTCTTTTCTTGTTTATGTCTCATCAACCTACCAACCCATAAGTGTTTACGACCAGGTAACTTCATTTGAGCATCCTTAATATTAAACTCATCTAACACTAAATGCTCTTTAAGTTCGTTATTGTATTGATCTAATGTATCAGACATCTAAATAGATAGTAGCATAAATACTATTAATGTCAACGTTCAAGAAATTATTTTTAAAGTTACTTGATGAAGATGGTAATGTTGCTGGGTCAGGTGGTGCTTTAGGTAGTTGGGACTCATCACAATTTTCTGGCGATACTTATGCTCCCGGTGATTATAGAAGACCTTTTGCGTTAGGTGCGGTTCAAAGAAGAAATAAGACCAAAAAACGTAAAAAAAAGAGTAAGAAAAAATAATATGAAAGAAATTCTGTTTAGATGCGTTGATACAATATCGTCAGGTAGTAATCCCGATAATATAAATGAAGACGGTTTTGAAATTTGTAATCTTAATAGTTTTAGCGCATGTATTCTACCTGAACTTGTTAAGTTAGTTAGATTAAGAGATATAGATGTACATGAAAATGTACCCAACACATTAGATTTCAATAAAGACTCCGAAAAATATGAACATATTAAAGATGTATTTGTTTTAGATAGAACAGGTATTCTTTTAAACCGTAAAGAAGACGGTGATTATAGTGTTCACCCATTATGTAGATGGGAAGAGGATGACACGTTATATGATTTTAACAGACCGGTTCCTAAAGATATAAATTTGTTTTACATATTAAGAGAACCCGCAGAGGGGTTTGGCGAACCAATTGTATTTTTAAAACGAAGTGAATCATTTAGGAAAAAATTCAAAGCTATATTTACTCATAACGAAGAGTTACTAAATGAAGGTTTTGATAATGTTTACCCCTATCCATTTGGTACTACATTACTAAATGATAAATCTGAATTTCAAATATATGACAAAACTAAATTAGCTTCATTATACTTTTCAGATAAAAATTGGTGGGAAGGTCATATGTTTAGATACCAAACGGGTAATTATTTGAAATCTAAGGATATTGAAGGTTTAGAAGTTTACGGTCCGTTAAAATATAAAAACTATGTTACAAAAGTAAAGACATTAAAAGATTATATGTTTTCAATACAGATAGAAAATGTATTCGAAAAATATTTCTTTTCAGACAAAATTGTAGATAGTTTTCTTACAGGTACTATTCCAATTTACAAAGGTTGTACTAATATTAAAGATTATTTTAATATGGATGGTATTATTACTTTTGAAACTAGAGAAGAATTATTGAATATAGTTTCTAACTTAACTGAAAAAGATTATACAGATAGAAAAGAAGCTATAAAAGATAACTTTGAAAGAGCAAAAGAGTTTACTCACCCCGAAGATTGGATCTTCAAAAAATATAGAAACTTATTTTCAGAATAATGGTTGATAACTTAGGGCATTGGACTTATAATGGAGAAAGAGATGAGATACCCGAGGACTTCTTCGGCTTTATCTACGTTATTACTAATTCTGTTACTGGGAAAAAATATATCGGAAAGAAACAGGCTAGAAAAGTAGCAAAACTTCCTCCTCTTAAAGGTAAAACTCGCCGCAGACATGTAATAAAAGAAACAGATTGGAAAACTTATACATCTTCTTCTGATAAAGTTAATCATGATCTTATTGAGTACGGAAAAGACAAGTTTATATTTGAAATAGTTAGGTTCTGTAATTCAAAATCAGAGTTAGCATATTATGAAGCTAAAATGCAATTCGATAATGATGTTCTATTACATGAAGATAAGTTCTACAACGGTATAATTAATTTAAGGTTAGGTAAAATTAAAAAGAGTTGAACTTAATTGGTTATAGTCTTATAATTGAATTGTGAGATTGGAATTAAATGATTATAATCTACTACTAATCGATTTTCAGGATATTCATTCCACATTCGATAAAGATCTATTAGATCAACTACATCTTTTCCAGATAACTACTAATTTAGAAAAAAATAAGGATTTCTATAAGATTCTTACACATTTTACGGTTAAAGGTACAGTTGATTATCTTAATTCTGTAAAATCTAACAACAAACTCATACTTTACTTTAATAATACTCAGTTTTACGAGAGTGAGATATTGAATTACATAGATGAGACTGTATATTTAACTTTAATAACTAACATATTGTTAAAGATTCGTAATATACTACCTATTAAAATAGTTATATCAAGTAAGAGCTTAGAGTTCTTTAGTCATCTGTTAACTATAGATGATGGTAGAGCTAAAGGTACATTAATTCGAATTATTAATACAGTTAATTCATTCAAAGTAGAGAACTTTACATTTGAAAAGGTAAAAAAGTTTGCTTCTAAGAATGGTCTTAATTTTCTATCAGGTGATTATTTCAATGATATGAAAACTAAACAGATTGCTTTTAAATAAATATAGATATGAAATTTGACCAAGCACTTAAAGAAGGGTTTGATAATTATGTTTCAGAAGACGAAGAAAAGATCACGATAGGGCGTGATGTTTTAAATGCTATTAAAGAATTAGTTAGTGATAATGACGTAATTGCTCTTGCAGTCGAAAAACATAAAGATAATCCTAGCCTTCATGCTAATATTAGTAAGCTTTATTTTGCAATTGACGATTTACTTAAACCAGCTAAAGACGAAGAAGAAATTACAGCTGCTGGAGCCGGTGGTGGAGTTAAAACTTCCGGTTTAAAATATGATGTGGATAAAGCAGTTGAACAACACGCAAGACAAGCAGGTAAATTAGGTAGTATGACAGGTGTTGGAACAAGAGGTCAAGCAAGTAAAGCTGTTGGAAAGAGAGAAAAACTCGTTAAACAAGCAATTGACGTTTACAATAGAAACACTTCAGAGATTGAACAAGCATTACGAGACGCATCATGAAGATTAAAACTAAA